CAACGAACAACTGGGGAAGGCATACGAGTTGGGTGCTGAGGGTACATGGGCAACGGATTGCGGAAAGCTGTTCTCTGATTCGGTATTGCAGGCATTTGGCAAGGACGTACCTCGATATGTCCCATCTATCATGGATGCAGCTAGAGCCGCAGGTGCATGGCACGATGCAGGCGACGGGTACACGCCTAAGGCCGGCGATGGTGTGGTTGTACTTGGTGATAATCACATCGTCATTAGTGATGGTGCAGGTGGATATACTGGTGCTAATTCTAGTACTGGTGTAGTTAGCAAGCCAAGTGTATCAGGTGATTTCGGTGCTATTACAGGATATGTAGACACTAGCTTATTAGTGGGTGCTAAATCTAGTGTCACCGCTGATTCTGCAGGTATCGCAGAGAATGCTAAGAAGCTTGCTGATTCCAACTTAACTGCTCAAGTTAGAGCTAAGAATGAAGAGGTGTACCAAAAGCGTTTAGCTGAGGCACAGCGAAATCAAACTATCCGTGTTCGCAAGATGAATGAGGATATTAAGAAACTCGATCTTGAGCGCACAGGCGACCGTTTGCAATTACTCAAAGCGGAAGCTGAAGCACAAAAAGCTCAAATTGATGATAATGTTCGTGAGTACACAAAGGCAGTAGGGGATAAGGAACTCGCTGAGAAGAAAGCCCAAGCAGAACGCCTAAAATTGGCTTCTGATACTGAGCAGAAAATCAGAGAGTTAGCATATACTCAAACGAGTGAAACCGTTGACCACTTAACCAATATGGTCACTCTTGGTCGCTTATCTCGCAGTGATGCAGATGCTTTACTTGCTGAAGAGTTAAAAGCTTATATTGATTATGCACGAAGCGAAGTCAATGAGGCTCAGTTAAGTGCAACACAAAGACTGCAGATTGAAAAGAACCTGTTAGAGTCTCAGCAGAAGCTGTGGGAACTCGCAGGTCGCAGTCTTAAAACAAGCCTACAAGAAGCAGCTCGACAATATAAGCAAGAGACTACCAATTATGCGGACCTTGCTAAATCGACTTTCGATAGTACGATGAGCTCTATTAACTCAGCATGGACGAATAATCTCGAGGCTATGGCAACAGGGACGAAATCATTTAGTAAAGGTATTAAGGACATATTCAAGGATATGACGAACGCCATTATTAAGATGATGATTCAGTTAACGTTCCAACAATACGTCATGCCTAAGTTGCAAGCGCTATTTGGCGGCGTTGTAAATGGCTTGGGTTCTCTAGGTGCTGCAAAAGGGGCATCATCCTTTGCTGGCGGCGGTTCATTTAGTTCAGCGTTTACTGGAAATAAATTTGCTTCGGGTGGCGTAACGAATCCAGGGCTCATGTTGGTCGGTGAAAACGGGCCAGAACTATTGCAGTCCTCTGGATCACATCGTATTTATACTGCAAGCCAAACACGTAAGATGATTGGCGGTGAAGGAGCTAGTAAGGTAACGGTTAACATCATCAATCAATCTGGCCAACAACTAGATAGCCAACAACAAGAAACTAAGTTCGATGGCGAACAAATGATAGTTGATGTAGTAGTATCTAGTCTTATGACAAACAAAGGAGGTATGCGTGATGCCATTAAGGCAGCCGCAGTATAGCGTATGTTAGAATTCCCAAACATAAGATATCCGATATACCCTATCGATGAAACAACGCCTGATGTTAGTCGTAAGGCTCAGGTAGAAAACATGACGATGTTAACGCATCGTAAGACTACAAAAGCGTTACGATCATATTCAGTAAATTATAAGATACCGACTTCGGAATACATCAAGCTAAGGAATTTCTTTGACCAGGTAAATACTGCAGAGATATTCCTTTGGACACACCCTGAAACACTGGCCAAGATTAGAGTTAGGTTCGCTGATCAATTGCACTTCTCCGCTAGTGATTATGGTATATGGAATGGTTCTATTCAATTACAGGAGGCTTAGATGTTAACGCTATCAACCGCATCTATCATCGAAAAGAATAAGATATCCTCCACTGGAGCATGGGTAATGGCTATTGAGTTACACCACCCGGAAGGCAATATCCTTCTGGTGAATAACTCAGAGGATTTGACATTAGGCGGCAAGCAGTATACGGCGTTCCCATTCAAGTTAGAGGATATCAACGAGGACACTAAGCAGATGCCTAACGTTAAACTCTCTGTAGCGAATGTAACCGGTACTATCCAACGGTTAGTAGAAAAGAATAAAGGCCTCACAGATTGTGAGGTCAATATTCGTATATTCAATACTAACTTACCGGACATTATTGAACTAGAAGAAACGTTCATCATTAATGCATCCCAATCTAAAGCAGACTGGGTAGTGTTCACATTAGGCACAGACTTCTCATTCTCTCGTAGGTTTCCACCGGTTCGAGTGATGAAAGACTACTGTCCTTTCAAATTTAAGTCTTTAGAGTGCGGATACAAAGGGTATGCACAATCATGTAACAAAACTCTAAAACGCTGTCGTGAGTTAAATAACAGCGTTAGATTTGGTGGCGAACCAACAATACCACAAGGGGGATTATATGAATCTAACTCTAAATAACCTAGTAGGTACTCCGTGGAAAGAGTTGCCTTGTTGGGAGCTTGTGGTAGAGGTGTACAAGAGAGCCGGTATTCAACTAGAGCCATACACAATGTATTGGCCAGATATGAACTCTCCCTGGCACGAAGTCAAGGAGCCGGAAGTAGGGGACATAATTGTCATGAACCTCTACGGTAATAATGCTGATCATATCGCAGTGTATGTCGGCGAAGGTAAGATGATACATTCTACCGAATATGCGGGCGTATGTATCGTACCAATGGACAGATTAAGAAAACGTATATTAGGAGTGTACAGGCACAAGGAGGCTCAAAATGATTAGATTAGTAATTGCTCGAAACCCATTCGACCTTACCACTAGACAAGAGACCCTTGTGCCTTTTGTTGAAGGTAAAAAGCTTAACCAATATTTTACAGAACCAGGTGAATGGGTATACTCCATAAATGGTGAGTTAGTAGATAGTGCCGCATCACCTGCAGACGAAGCCTATGTAGTGGTATTACCTAAACTTGAAAAGCAAGCATTCGCTATTTTGTTATCTATCGGGTTATCAATCGCTACAGCAGGTATTGCCTCTGGTGCTATCTTCGGCATTACTAGCGTATTAGGTCGTACGTTAGCAGCAATGGCCATCGGTATGATTGGTAATGCGATCATATCTAAAATAGCTACACCTAAGACCGATAGCTCTAACACTGAGCAGTCCGCTACGTATGGGTGGCAAGGGGCACAGACCGTAATTGGCCAAGGCCATCCGCTAGCGATTACTTATGGCAAGTGTAAAAGCGCGGGTATGCTTATATCTCGCCATGTAACGAGCGACGGTGAAAAACAATATCTTAACCTATTATACTGCGCCGGAGAGGGCCCTATTGACGCTATAACGGACGTAAAATTAAATGGTAACCCTATTGGTAACTATAAGGAAGTTCAGCTCGACGTAAGACTCGGCACAAATAACCAAGAGATTATCCCTAACTTCAATGATAACTACGCTGACCAACCATTGACGTATGAGCTTACGAATGACTGGTCAATTCATCAAACGCAAGGTAACTTATCTACCGCACTAGAGGTTACTATATCACTCCCTAACGGTTTGTATTATTCAAACGACCAGGGCGGATTAAGTGAAACGTCAGTCACTATTGAAGGTGGCTATCGTAAAGTTGGTTCTGCGGAGTGGATACCATTACCGATTAGTAACAATGGTGGCCAAAGTGCCATGCTTGAAAAGACAGATAATCGTTGGTTTAAACGTAACAGTCATTCAAGAACGTCTATCGATAATAGCCAATATACTGGTGTTATTAAGGATAGCTCAAATAAGGCTATCTATCGTGTGTTCCGGTTCGATGTAAAGGAACCAGGACAATATGAAGTCCGTATGCGATGTGCACATAAGGACGGTAACTCTAACCGCCATGTAAACAAAGTATATTGGTCACAGTTAACTCAAATTGTCTATGATGATTTCATTCATCCTGGAAAGGTACTTATTGGTATCAAAGCATTGGCTACTGACCAATTAAATGGTAATGATCCAAACGTAACTTGGATACAGGAGCGTAAAACAGTATGGGTATTTAATACCTACACTGGAGCGTATGAGTCTAAACCGGCTAATAATCCGGCATGGGCATGTTATGATATCCTTCACCATTGCCGTAAGATTGGCGATGAGTATGTAGTTAAAGGTGCTCCTCGTGAGCGCTTCGTATATGACGCATTTAAGGCGTGGGCTGACAAATGCGACGAGAAGCATATTACATTTAACTACGTCTATGACAATGCTAGTCAAGTATGGGACGCTCTTAAATACGCTGAGAACGTAGGCAGAGGCAAGGTGATACCTCTAGGTACTCGGTTTAGTTGTATATATGACTATGCGGCTACACCTACTCAGTTATTTACAGTTGGCAATATCAAGATGGACTCTTTCATGGAAGAGTTCCAAGCTATATCGTCTAGGGCAAACGCTATCGAGGTATCGTTCCTTAATAAAGCTAAGGATTATGAGCGTGACGTACTTCCAGTATTTAGTGAGGAATATGACGTGACTACATCGTTAGCTAGTCCGGCACAAGTCGAACTTATGGGCTGTGTGGATGTAGACCAAGCCTACAATTACGCTAAACACTACCTAAGAGCGAATAAGTACGAAGTGCGTACTTGTACCTTCGAGGCGTTCACAGACGCCATAGCGTGTACGATAGGGGATGTAATCCTATTACAGCATGATGTGACAGACTGGGGCCAAGGTGGTCGTGTAGAGTCTGCCACAGGTAATAAAGTAATCCTTGATAGAGAGGTTACTTTTGAGCAAGGTAAGACCTATCGCCTTATGGTACGCAATGCTAAAACGGATGCATTAGAGTCTTACAGCGTAACTGGTGTAACCGGCAGAACTTTAGCGCTTGCTAGTAATGCAGTCATTCAGACCGACGATTTATACACCTATGGTGAGGCAACTAAGGAAGCTAAACCGTTTAGGGTATTGTCCATTAGTAAGTCCAACTCTGAAATGACACGCAAGGTATCCTGTATCGAATACTACCCTGAGTTGTACGCCGGTGATGATGGATCAGTGCCAATCATCGACTACACAACGAAGTCTGACGTGATTAAGGTTGTTAACTTAGTGCTTATAGCTGACGTTAAGACGTTAAAGGACGGTACTGTACTCTGTGATATCAATGGTACTTGGCAATTGCCCCGTGATAAAGTGGCCAAGAATATCATAGTGTACTACAAGCCTGTTACTGCTAAAGAGTGGCAACAGTTCAAAGTATTAGACGGAAGTGCTACTAGCGTAACTATTCCAAGTGTAGCTACTGACGTTAACTACGACGTTAAGATTGTATGCACCAATAATACTGGTGCTGCGTATGAAGGCGTGGAGCGTGCAGTGTATGTAAGTGGTAAGGAAATACCACCGGCTACACCTAAGGGCTTTAAGGTAACACAGGACGCAGTAAATAGTAGCGTACTTCACTTATCATGGGAACCTAATACAGAGGCTGACCTACATGGGTACACGCTATATGACGGCAATGGTGTGGTCCTTATTAAGCATATAGGAGGTACATCCTACTCGTACTTCATTCCTAATACAGGTAATTACCAATTCAAGCTATCTGCTATTGATACATCTGGTAATGAAAGTGGTAAGGCTGAAGCTCGTATTACTGCGAGTGTATCCGCTGAGAGTGTTGCTACACCTAAAGCACCGGCTCGAGGTGAGGTGAAAATCGGTAAGACAATCACAACTGCATGGGACCCAGTAGAGAATACCTACATCGATTACTACGAAGTTCGACTTGATAGTAATGTTGGACAGTCCAATAATCTATTAGCCAAGACTACAGACATTCGCTCTGAAATTAAGTTATCGGCTCGTAGAGGTGCGGTATTTGTTTATGCACACAATCCTGTTAAGGGGTATGGTCCTGCTCTTAGACTAGACTATAACGCAGTAGTTCCTAAAGCTCCGACGAATGTCAAAGTAAAAGGTAATATTACAGGCGTGAGCGTAGTTTTTGATAGCATCCCGGATACTTGTATAGGGGCTAATATATACCTCGGTACAGAGAAGTATTTCGTTACTACAAACGTAAATATGATACCTCATGACCCAGGTGTATTCGATGTTAAAGTCGCCTATGTTGATGTATTCGGCGAAGGTACATACTCCAATATTATTGGTAGCTCTGTACCGGCTAGTATCGACCCTTCGTTAATTAATGCAGAAGCGTTAGGCCTCGCCGATATCGATAGACGTATTAATGAACTAGATAAGTCTAGTAATCAGTACGCTAAGGCAGTACAAGCTATGAGTCATGCACCACAACTTATGCGTGATCCAATCTTTAAATCTGAGTTAGAACTTAGCTTATATTTAAAAGATGGCCAACAGATTACACAAAAGTTCGGTAGAGCTAATGCTCAATATGATGATGTAGTGACCGGTGGTCGCATGGTAGGGCTTATACCTGGCGACGCTAAATACTCTAGTATTGGCTATGGTGGGTTTAAGATTAAGCCTAAGCAACAATCCTTATTCGGCGAACTCAACAATACCTACATCGTTCGTATGATAGCTAAAGTTAAGCCGTCTATGACTATTCACCTTAACTATAACGATATTGGTAAAGGTGGTACGAGTGGATGGATAACTGATAACAAGGGTACGGATAAACCAGAGGAATACGTGTTCTATTGGAAATACGGTAAATCTTGGGTTGGAACAGATGTAAATAATCGTGAATGTGGTTTCGTATACTTTAAGGATAAAGCGGAGAGAAATATAAACCCTAACTTCATAGCTTGGATTTACAAGATTGAAGTATTCGCAGTCGATGAGTACGACAATAGCATAGATGATGTTAGAAGCTCCATCACTCAACTAGCCGGTAGTATTGACTCTAAGGTAACCAACGCTACAAGTGGTATGGCTACACGCATTACTCAGCTAGATAATGCGATTAAATCACAGGTTATTACCGGTGATAAGGTCATGAGTGCCATTACTCAATACACAGGCGGGACTAGGATTGACGGTCGGTTATTACACGTAACCGGTGACGCTCTGTTTGACAATAACATCATTACCAATAAGATGTTAGCTGCTAAGGCAGTGTCTGCAGACAAGCTAAACGTTAGCTCCTTAAGTGCTATCTCAGCTAACCTGGGTGAAGTAACTGGCGGTAAGATTATCGGCGGTACGATCCAAAATAAAACTGGCACATTCAAAGTTGACGCCAATGGTAACATCGTGGGGGCCAATATTACCGGCTCACGTATTGATGCGCAGTCAATTATGCAAGCAGGTTTCAAGATTCGAAACATTGACGTACAAATCTACAAAGTACGTCATGGTGACTGGTGTCCACTACTAGAAGGGTTTAGCGAAGGTCAATGTACGTTTATTCCTGTTGGTTATAAAATGACAGAAGATTATAGTGATGTAACAGGCGGTACTAGCGCTGGTCGAGAAAAATGGGATATCGCTAATGGGCGAAGGATTGATGATTGCACAATATATTTCCAGTCTAATATATCGAGCGGATATCACGATACTAAGCCAACCATTGGACTAAATGGTCGCAGGGCTGTTTGCCAATCGATATGGTATAGTTATTTCAGCAATCGAGACGATAACGGCTATCATCATCATATCTCCTTTGGGGAACTATACGTTCTCGTCATTGGTAAAAAGTAGTGTTACAAACCATAGATTAGACGATAAAAAGGAGGGCATATGGTCGAACAAGATTTAACACTCCACGCAGGGCAAGACTTTAGTATCAGTTATGTTGTACCGCCAGATAGCGATATGACGTTAAGTCAATACAAAGGCGCTTGTAAAATTCGCAAGCGCCCCTATGACAATATGATATTAGAGTTGCAGTCTGTGGTAGAGTCTAAACAGGTAAGGTTTTTTATTTCTGGCCAAGAGTCAGCGGAGAAGAAAATAAAGGGTGGCGATTATATCTACGACGCATTCCTTTATAACGATGAACACTGGCTAAAGATTGGCCAAGGTACGATTACGATCGTGCCAGATATTTCTATGCATGAGTAAGGGGAGGTAACTTATCATGGCTGAAACAAACAATACTTTAACACTTAAATTTGACAAAGAAACAACATTACCATTGTTGGAAGGATTGGGTAAATCTGCTTATGCAATCGCAGTAGCTCACGGCTTTAAAGGTGATGAGCAAGCATGGTTAGATAGCTTACGTGGTCCTAAAGGTGATAAAGGTAGCGCGGAAGAGACGGCTCAAATATTAAAGAAAGATGGCGAATTTCTCAAAAGCGTAAAAGGTCCTACAGGTGATGCGGGTAGTGCTGAAAAAGCAGCGGAACTTTTGAAAGATAAAAACGTGTACTTGCCTGACGCTAGCGTAGATACAGTATTGGCTAAGCTAGTAGAGATTTTAGGCGATACTATCCACGTGGAATTCAAACAACTTGAATACTTCCAACCTGTAGCCGGTCAAGAATTCTTAGACCTTAAAGGCGAACCACACTTTAAAGTATCTGTAAATGGTGGTGAGACACGTGTATTTGAAAGTGATAACATGCGTGTGCCTATCAAAGCGTTTGGCGAAGATGATATCAAAGTATCCTACTTTGACCTTGCAGACCGTGAAGTAGGTGTTATCTCCATTAAAGGTCTTGAAACTACTGTGGCAGATGGTACTTACACAGATGCAACAGGTGCTAAGTTTACTAAATTTGGCAAGAAATTAGTGTTACGTTTGTCTGATTATAACGAACACTCTTTCAACTGGCTTGGTAAATGGACTAAAGCCGATATCGATGTATTGGAAATCATTTCTGATACGGAAAAACAAATGGTTGATGACGATAGTAGAAACACCAATAAATATGACGGCTTAACATTCATTGTTAAACAGCCACAGAATATTACATTTAGAACCGTAGCAAATCAAGGCACTGTATCAATTACAACAAACACACGCAGTTTTAAAGTTGTTGTAAACGATACATTAACTTGGAACGGTGGCACATACGAAAGCGAACACGTATAATCCATACCTAGTCCTTAGTTAGCACAGAGTAAGGGGGTGCATATCTCATCTGGACTTGGCAGTTTGAGTTAAACGACTTGCTTACGACATTAACTATCGTAGGCATTGTAGCAGGTGCAGGATATCGGCTTCTGATAGTTCCGCTATTAGACCGTTTGGAAGCACAACGAATACAGGATAATATATCCTTCACGAGTAAGTGGGATACACTCTTTGATACTCTTAATGAGTTAAAAGAAGATATGAAACTCTCACGTGCTGAACGTGTAAAATCGGAGGCTACTTTCATGATGTTAACCACGAAGCTAGAATCCATGGAAAAGCGAATTAATGAGTTAAGGGAGGAACTACATGATCATACCACCTCAGCTCATGGACAGCGCTAAGAAAGTATTTAAATCTGTTAGGGTGGCCAATATCCACCCTACAGGTGTATTAGCGACGAGGGCATTAGTCCTCGTCATGCTAGTACCTATTATGTTAGTAGTCATCGAATACGTAATGGCGTTTGTCCAAGGGCATGTATCCGATGAAACAGGGAAATTAATTAGCACAGGTATTAACATTATTGACCATATCTTTATACCAAGCGTACTAACGGCCCTTGTAGGGTTCTTAGCACTTTGGATAGATAAGGATAATAATGGGATTCCTGATAAGCTAGAAGGGAGTAACAATGAAAGTATGTATCAATCCGGGTCACGACGTGAACCTTGATAGTGGTGCAGTTAACCCTCGTACTGGACGTCGTGAATGTGACGTCGCACTCGAAGCAGGTGAACTTCTCCAAACATACCTAAATCAAGCCGGATGTCAAACCGTGCTTGTACAAGACGATGACCTTGGTTACGTCTGCCATGTATCTGATGATTTTGATGCGGATATCTTTGTATCATTACATTGTAACGCATTCAATACTCAGGCACGTGGTACTGAAACACTATATAAGTCTTTTAATGGTCAACGATTGGCCAATGATATTCAAAGCCAAATCATCCGCAGCATTAATACCATAGACCGCGGTGTTAAGAAACGTGATGACCTTTGGGTGCTTAATGGAACTAACGCAGTGGCCGTGCTAGTCGAAATGGCATTCATCGATAATGACGATGATTTGGAAATGCTTAACAACGACATTGATACGATTGTCCGTGCCATCGCTAGGGGGATAACAGACTACATAGGAGGTATGTAATGTATGAAAAAATCAAGACTACACTTACTAGCTATCCTATGTCTTATTATGCTATCGGTGCTATTGTGCTCCTATCCGGTTTTTGCCTCTGGTACATCTTCTATCAGCCAAGCGGAGCAGACTATCAGCGTGCCCGTAACGCAGTGGAACGAGCTCAAGAGCAACAACGAAAAGGCCTTGAACTTAATAGAGACATCCAGTCTTCCATTGACCGAAGCTCAAAGCTTGGTTATGAAGCAAGGGGAAGAATTGACCGAAGCTCACAATACAATCAACAAATTGGAAAGCGAATTGATGAAAGCAAAACTTCAATCAATGAAGCAAGAAGTTACCTTGTCAGAAATGCAGAACTCATTGACCGAATTGAAAGGGCAAATAGAGAACGACAAGAGAACCATCAAACGACTACGGATGCAGCGCAACCTATCTCAGATGGTGGGAGCGGGAGCAGTAATCGGAGTAGTGATTCATCGATAGAGAGGTGATCCAATTATCTCCATAGCGTGTAATGGTGGATACGCGCAACTATAAATAAAAGAGCCTACTAACCTAGATTAAATCTA